AGGAGAGGTCCATGATATTAGATGTAACCAAGTACCAGCAAAGGCTCGATGACCTTTGGCAGTTATATAAAGCCGTTAAATCGACCCAGGCTCTGATCCATAGGATAGAGGAACTGGACGGTTGCCCTATAAGAAATGAAATTCTGAATGAATCTCGAGATCTATTAGAAGGCGTTGATTTATACGAAGCCGCTTTTATATCAAAGAGATATATTAGGGATGACAACATGGATACTGACGACGTCTTATGAAAACAACGAAGTTAAGTCCATGGCCAATTCTTCGTGGCTCGCTGGCTACCTTAATAAATGGCGCTCTCTCCGAGCTCATCTATGTTGCAACAGGCCCTGGTCATCCAGGCACGATCCAACTGAGGCGTAAGCCAAAAGGAGGGAGCTATGTTTGCTCAACATCGCGCTGAAGTGACCTCACGGTTCATTTGTTGCGGTCTATCCGACGCAGCAGCGATAAATCTTTCTGCAAGGCTAACCATTTGGGAGAGCCACCATGGGACGAAATGGGTCGTACAACGACTCAAGGACTTCTATGGTCTCATCCTTGGGAAGGAAGTTCCTTCTATCAAGAGGAAACCGAATGGTGACGTCTATGGCGATTTTAGTCCAGTCTTTAAGTTGTCTAAGAAAGGACGGAAGGGCTTTCGAAATGCCCTTCGTATATGTAAAATATACGGAATCGTCAAAGCCCCAAGGGTAACGAGGTCGGATTATGTGGCGTTCCAAAAGCTAGTTGCTGAGGATCACACCCCGGTTCTTTTAAACCCTATCCATATTCCAGAAATTTGGCATGAGATAGTTGGGAGATTTCAGCCCGGCTTTAACTTAGCCTACCCATCTGGAGAAACGAGAGCACCTAAGTCAGATTTGAAGACCGATTTTGAATATAATATCGGTCCCTCGGAGCATTTACGCACCTTGGATAATTTTCCAAATCTGGTTTTAAATCACTACAAGTTCTTCCATGACATAATGCCCGTAATGGAGCTGTCTCACTATTTTTATTTAAGTGAGGCTCAACCTGAGGACGTCGTGGGTAAGGTTGTTGGTTTAACCAAGGACAGAGGGATGAAGATTCGTTTTATTGCGAACCCGTTCCGAACAATCCAAATGGTTTTATCACGGCTTAAGAACGCTGTTGAGGATCTGCTTGCAAACTTAGTCCCATCCTGTGTTTTTGATCAGGAATCTGGGATGATGTGGGTGGTATCCCAACTTCAGGAAGGAAAGAGAATCAGTTCAATTGATTTATCAAATTGTTCAGATAACCTTCCGCTTGAGTTTCAGCTTGAGATGCTGTATGAATTATTTCCAGCACTCTCTGAAGATATTGAAATCTTCGGAGAAATCTCGAGATCTCTCTGGGCAACAAATGAGAATGTGACAATCCAGTGGAAGAATGGGCAGCCCTTAGGTACTGGGCCGTCATTTTCTACTTTCACAACGTG